TAAATCTAAATCCACCGCCGTCATATTCACGAGTTTCTGTACCTGCTCCAATATGGATGGTAGGAAATTCGTTTACTTCATCCCAAAACTTTAGTCTTCTTTCTACATTTGAGACTGCTGTTCTAAAGGGTGGAGTTCCATTAATTTGCTCTAGCTCTGTTGCTAAAGCTTCTACTATGGCTCGTCTACGCGTGGTATGTTTCCTTGCTAGTGACGCTTCCATTATAGTACTCTTACTCCAAATCTACCACCTAACATTCCTGTGGCTACTTGTCTTACTGACGTTTTTATTAATCTTTCAGGGTCTCTTTGCGCAGTATACATTTTTCCCCCTCTTGCAAATGTTTCATACGGGTCATTTCGGTAACTAGTTTCTATCATTGTATTACCACCTCTCGGCCCTTGTGTTATATTATCTACTCTTACCGAATTTGCAAATCTACCTGTTCTATAATTAAGTGCAGGTGAGTGCATATTCATTGCAACTTGTACGGGTAACATTTCATTAAGCAGTGCTTTTAAAGCCATTGGATTTGTCCCTGCTTTCTTTTCAACATGTCCCATACCTCTGCCATATCCCGAGGTTTTTTTAACATTTTTTCTTCTTTGTTGTTTTTTTGTTACTTTACCTTTTTTAGCTCTAATTTTGTCTCTTTGGTTGCTTTTGACTGTTCTCGCATCACTTAGCATTTTTTTATTAACTTTAAGTCTCATGTCAGGATGTATCTTATGTGGAAATCCTAAAAGTTTTTCTATTACTATTTTTCCTGCTGCTGCTGTTAAATGTTGTTTAGGGCTTCTAGAAGTTTCCATCTCTTCATCTGTAAGCTGATTAGATAAACTTTTAATCACTGAACTTTCATAATTATTTATAAACTTTTGAAGTTCTTTACTATCATAATCCTTCATTGTAGCATTTTTATTAGCAGGGTCAAAAGTTATTTGAACCTTAAGATTTTTTCTCATATCTTCTACTGACATATTAAGATATTGTTCTAATCCTACTTCTGTTAAAAATGCTTTACTATACTCTTCGTAAACTCTGTCATATAGGTTATTTATGTTGTGTCCTGCATTTATGGCTTGTGTAAACTTTCCTTCTTCTATAGCGCTGTGTCTTTCAGACGCATTTTCCTTCATCTTTTCTGCACCACCAAAAGCTGCTACTGTTGTTCTATTACTTTTTGTTCCGTGTAAAGCACTTAACCTAATTCCTTGTCTACCTTTTTTCTTGTCTGCTTTATAGCCCTCTTGCATTTGTGAACCACTTAACCCACTTCCTATTAACTCATTTATATCTTTTCTAACGTTATTTACAACAGTTCCTTGCATAGCCCCCATTGCCGCTTGGTTAGTAGTAAATGTACTTTTTGCTCCTGATGTTAGAGTGTGTTTATTACCATACCCCTCCATAGGAAAGTTAATCTGTAAAGTATTACTACTACTCTGATAACTTAATTTTCTAGCTATTTTGCCACCTGCTAAGCCGCTGTATTCTTTTTGATGCTGTGCACCTGTAAACCCTCTTCTTACATGCCCTGTTATTATACGGGCTAAATCTTTATCAGGTACTGTTAAACCATTATCTTTTAGCACTCTTCTACAAACTTCTTTGACATTCTTTTCTACATCATTTAAGTTTATTGTAAATTCGTGTCTATAGCCTTGGTTTATCGCGTCTCTGTCTGCTGCTCTAATAGCCTTAGTAATTTCGTCTTTTACTAATTGAATCATTAAATAACCACTCTGTACAAATCCAACACTCTTTTTATATGGTCTGGAAAATCTGAGGAAGTTCTTATACCTGAAGTTCCTTGATTCTGTACTTGTGCGCCACCTAATGATCTTCTTTCTTTGTGTTCGTCTTTCATATAGTAATTTACTAAGTCAAAGAGTGCTAGTTGTAAATCTCTAGGGCAAGTGCTATATCCAGCTTTATATGTAATTTTCACTGACCCTAAGCCTCGTGCCCAATTTACATATTGTCCTTGCTCATTTGTTCTTACAACTGCATCCGTATCAACATCTGCATAGTACTGGTATTTACCTGTCGTCAATTCTTGATACGCTTCTGAGTAAGAAGTTCTTTCTTCTACTTTAGTAATACTAACCAATGGACTTTCACTCATGATTATAGTACTAGTAAAGTTGTCGTCAATATTAAAAACTTCTACTTTGTCTGAACTAAAATAATCTACAAATGATATTCCACAATACTTTTTAACTAAATCAGATACCTGAGGTACTATAACTGCAAGACGATCATCATCCTTCTCCCCTCGAAGGCCTTCTGCGTCTTTATATTCTGCTACTGTTATTAAGTCTGCCATAGTTAAAAAGGGTGGGTTATAGGTAACCCACCAAAACCGTAATTAGCTATTAACTAGCTTTGTATTTTAATCCCCACTTAGAAGTTGCACCGTCAATTAAGTCAGTGAATCCTAATCTCTGAGAAGCCACTAGGACTCTTCTTTGATTAGCTACTTCGTAGTCTGATTCAATTGTAACACCTCTTAATCTAGGCATTACATAGTTTCTTGGGTATACTGCTATAGCACCAAATTTGCCAGCTGCTTTAGTAGCAAATTCATCACACATGATTACTCTTGATCCAAATACTTGTCCAATTTCACCATTTAGCTTAGTAGCCATGTCGCCAACTAGGTTAGCGTCTTGGAATTCAGCATCTTCTAGTAAGTTATAATACACATCTTGCGATACGATATATACAACTTCTGAAGGATTGATTCCATATTTGCCCATGTTCTTTCTCATTCCAAGTAAGTCTGAAGCTTCTACAACATCACTTGCTGCAAATGTTCCTGTAGGCTGAGTGAAGTCTGAATCTCCAGCGGATGCTGTAAGTAGACCTTCAAATGCGCCTGAACCATAAACACCGTCTGTTGAGCTGTTACCAGCTAAGATAGCATTTTCGATACTTCTTGCATGTGATCTAACCATAGACTCTCTAATTAAAGGAAGAATCGGTAAGATTGCATCTTCTTCAGTTTCATTACCTAAGTATGATTGTGAAATAAGCTTGACTGTGTTTAAAGTTCTTTCAGTCAAATTAACACCAGTATACGGTGATCCTAGGGCGTTGCCTCTTGGGTCTAAGTTACCGTGTGGTGATGAACCTGATGCTGTTTGAGCTGAAGCAAATTCAGCATAACCAGCGTCTGGTAAGATTGGGATAATCATGTTAGCAGAAGTCATAGCGATTTCTCTAAATAGAGGTGCTAAGACTAATTCATTTTGAATATCTCTTTCTATGTTTGTTGAAACGATTTGTTCAAAGTCTGCTGATGATACTTCAGTACCTGAGTGAGCGTTCACTGCTTTCATCACACCTTGTGCATAATCATTGTTCCATCCTTTACCAGTAGCTAAACCAGCAAATTTTGCATCAATGATGTCGTTTTCAAAGTCTTTCTTCCAGTCGCCGCCGTTACCTTTAGCAAAAGTTCTTTTGGACTCACGAATGCTCATGATTTCCTCTGATTTTTCTGCTAGTTGTTTTTCTAGGCTGTCGACTACTGTTTTCAAGTCTTCATTTTTTTCGTTAACTCTAGCTTCTAGATCGTTCATTAGCTTTTCAGCTCCTGTCAAACCAGCTTCCACTATAGTTTTTGTTTCCATTTCCTTCGCTTCTTGAGCAGCTTTTTGTGTAGCTTCTTCAGATGCTTGCTTTTCAGCCGCTTCTTCATTTGCTTTTACTTCTGCTGCCTTCGCTTCGGCTTGCTTCATTGCAATCTTAGTCGCAGTATCTTCTGCTACTTTTTTTGCAAATGCTTCAAGGTCGATTGAAGTTTCAGGAGATTTTCTTTCTTCTGACATATCAGTCTCCGTTGATGAGGATTTCTCCTCGCTTGGCTGCTCAATTTTAACAGCGTCTGCTGCTGCGGTTGAGTTAGCCTGTAAAATTTGTTTTTGGTACTCTCTGTACTGTTCCATACTATCAAATGACTTTGCTAATCCAAAGGTTGCCCCTTGGTTGCAAGGCACTGACACTACAGACACTTCAAATAGTTCCGCGTCTTTTATTTTGTACCCATCGGTATCAGTCATATACTCAGAGTCTTTACATCTGAATCCTACTGAAAATGCTCCGAGAACACCATCTTTAACTAATTGGGTTATATCACCTGCTGCTTTTGATATCTTTGCAGATATTTCTAAGCCTTTATCGGTCACTTCTAAACCAGTGGCTCTACCAATTGGTTTATTATAGTCATGGTTAAAAAGAATAATTGGATTACCTTTAAAGTTTTCCAATCCACCTTTCATCCACGCTTCGCTTTCGATAATATCACCAGCTCTATCTAGTCCATTTGTACTTGCAGAACCTTTAATATTAATTCCACCATCATCAGTTTCACCTAATGATTTAAAAGTGCTAGTCCATTGATATATCTTTTCGTTACTTTTTGACATCTTTAACTTCCTTTTTAGTAGTTACTTTCTTAGGAGCTACTTTCTTAGGTGTTACCTTTTTCGGTGCTTCTTTTACTACTACTTGGACAGGATATCGTTTCTTGACAACTGCACATACTCTATTCCAAGATCCAAATGCTCGTCTAAGCATAAAGTCTTTTACTGGTACATCGTTGCCGAAGCTTTTATATGTTACTAAATCCATTTTTTCAACGCCTTTGCTGGCTATGAAATCGGATAAAGCCTTTACCATCATGTCTTTTGTCATAATTATTCTTCCTCGCTTGGTGGGGTCTCTTGCGGTCTGCCACCTTCTTCTGGATTTGAGGCTGAACCTGCGATATTTGCAGGAACTCTTGGTTGATCAAATCCTGTGATTTCTTCAAGTCTTAATGCCTCCCTTGCTTCATTCGGTGTCATTATACCAGAATTAACAAGAGTAGCAAAGTAACTTGCTTGGTCTCTCAACTCTGGTTGTAAAGCAGGAATACCTGCAATATTTTCATCTAGTTTGAAACCGAAATATCTCTCGAAAGCACACTTAATTTTATTAGTAATTGGAAGTATGGTTTCTAAGTAATATAATCTGTGGTTTGGTCTTAAGTTAGCATTATTACCGCTATCCATTAAGATTGGTGGTACACCTAACGCTTTTAAGATTATCTTTTCATTATTGCTAATGCCTTCTTGAAAATCTAAATCTTTAAAACTAACTTCTGTTAAGTTTTCCACTTCTAAACCACCGTCTAAGAACAATGGTCTCCTTCCACCTGACTGTGGATTGTATCTAGCAACCCAAGCCTGTAACATTCTTTCTTTAATTTTTTCAGAAAGAGTATTTGGTGATTTTAGTACCAATCCTGGTACTGCGCCATTTTTAAAGAAGTTATCCTGAAACTTTCTCATGCTTGTTAGTAACTGCATAGTTCTAAAAGCTGGTTTGAGCCTCGGTACTCCTCTATAAATGGAATTAAAACTGTTTTCTTTAATATGAATTATCTCACTAGGCGAGTACTCTATAGTGTTATCATAAACATACTTTTCTACATAAGTACTGTCATCACTATAAATAGTTACATGCTGTGCTGGAAGATGGTAAAGATGTCTACCATCATAATATACAAAGATATTACCATCAATAATTAAGTCTATCAAAAGATTTCTTTTAAAGCTGCTTACGTCTTGAAATGGATTAGGTTCTTTGTTTAATAACAAGTCTACTCTAGTTCTTCTTATTTCTTTCTTTATAGGACTTATGCCCTGTATTTTTTCTCCAACATCAAAAGGTACTTCAGCTGCATCGTCCACTATCATGTTGACTGACCTGTTTACTACTTCTAATGTTTCGTATGCTTGTCTGTAATTAGTAGGATTTTCACGACTATCAATGGTCATTCCTTGGTCGCGAGATATAACATACTGCGAAGGATTTAGTTTCTCCTCGTCGTTTCTGCCTATAAATCTATCATACCATGCCATATTTGTCTCTCTGTATCTCCACCCATTTTTCTTGTTTTTTCGCTGTTTGTAGTTTGGGTCGTTTTCCGTATATTGTATGCAATCTCATGTGATGCATATGACATAAAGTAACAGCTTGGTTATAAACTTCGTTATAGTTTTCTTTTATGAAATCTTCACGAAGTGCTAATATCTCTTCCTCGGTTTCTATGATGACCTTTTCCTTTTTCATCCACCATTCTAATAACTCGGTTAATCCGTTGAAATGATGAAAGTCCAGATTCTCTGTACTTCCGCAAATGTGACACTCCGTTCCTTTTTTATATTTAGACTTCGCCTTGTCACGAACATATTTAACTAAATCTCTCTTTAAAGTCATAAACCTACTCGTATAATAGAATTATATCGTAAATTTAAACTCATGTCAAGAACTATTTTTGATAGGTATAATTAGAATGTAGTGGCACTTGTCTCAAACGAATACATCGCGTATCGTATCGCATCGGCCATGTGAGATGCATAGTTGTGTTTAGGTTTTTCTTTTAATAAGTTAGGGTTTGGATCCCACTGATACTGATCTAAACACAGTAGAGATTCTTTACACGACTGATGAACGAAAAGTTGATCGTTGTCTACTATAGTAGCTACACATCCTATACCATCTAGTACTGACTTTTTGGCATTGATAGTAGTAATATCATAGTTTTGTGCAAAATCGAATCTTGTTTGTTGGGCTGCGGAATCAATATAAATATAATCTATGTCCCACTTGTTAATAAGCTTCTGTATTTCAATAGCATGCTGCTCTGTAGTCCTTTCACTGTTAAGATACTCATCTACTAAGTAAAATTTTTCAGCATCCCAGTCATATGCAATAACACAGAAAGCTGTGGGGTCTTTATACCCTACGTCCATTCCTGCGAATATATCCATACGTCCAGTTTCTAGCTCTGCTAAGTCCGAAATCTGTGTTTCATGATTAAAATTCCATACTTGTCCTTCAAATACATTGAAGTCAGCCAAATATTCTTGGTTAAACTCGTTTTCTGACATAGTTTTCTTAGCTTCTGCTATATCAGAGTCAGATAATCTTGGATTTTCGTGGTAAGTTGCCCTAACTGATGCCCATTCTGGAAATTCATCACTAAATCCTCTGTGCCAAAACTCTGCAAACCAGTTATTTCTACCCCTAGGTGTAGATATAAAGATTGCTTTGGAGTTTGCTTTATCTAGTGTGGGCCTGAGCGCAACATTGAAAGCATCCTTGCCGTCAACAAGGGCTGCTTCGTCGAATATGATGAGATCATAAGATCTACCCACAACTGAATCCACTTGGTTAACAGAACCCATACGGATTGTAGAACCATTCGATAGTTCAATAACTTTATCTTTTGCATTATCTCTAGTAACCTCTAAATCAAAATGTTTAATCAATTGTCTTTGTAAATCAAAAGAGATTTGAGACAATGAATAGTTCGGTGACATTAATAATACATTAGAACCTGGTACTAAAGTGATTAATTGACCGATTATATTTGCTATATATGTCTTGCCTTGTCTACGAGAGATCGCAGCACAGACAAAACGGTATTTGGGATTGTTGATAGCGTTGATTAACGCTGTCTGGGAAGAATTTGGACTTACACCTAATAACTCCATGTAATCACCTATAGGTAGTTTGATAAATTTATTCTCATCAAACTCCATTAGGTTAGTACTAAGTATATCTTTTCTGCTTAATGTTATCAATGTATAGTCTCGTTAAAAAATTCAAATAGTTCGTCTTCGTTATCAAAAAGTCCTGCTTCTTGACACTTATTGTAAAGGTATAAAAAGGAGGCTGACACTTGTTTTAAGTTTTTCTCGGCTTTGGAAAGAGTACGCTTATCTTGCATCTCCATCATTTTACTTAAAAAGTTATTAGCATGGATTTGACCTTCATCTAACCATACTTTTCTGCCATCAATTTTGGGAATTCCCATATTATCTCCTTTTTACCATTTAACTTTATTTGCCCAATAAGCTGCTGACATCTTGCCTCGGGCAATATTCTTTCTATGTCTAGCTTTAAAACTTTTACG